CCGGGAGGAACCGCTCAATCTCGGCCCCCGTTACCGCGTTACCGTTAATGCGTAGCACCTTGGATACGATCGTTTGGCCGCCGTCCGTGAGTGCTGCGTGGTGCATGTGTACTTCAAAGCCGTTCTTGTTCAGAGCTACACGTACCGCGTTCCAGTGTTGGCGGGAGGCGTCCGGGGTGTTGATTACGAGCGTTTCGAGCATGGCGGGTGTTACCAGTGTTTAAGAGAGGTTGCGATTGTTGCGCCTGCGATTGCGCCGGTATTGCCCCGCTTTGCGAACATCGGCGGCGGTGCGCCTCGGTAAACTGTGACTCGATGCCCGTTGATTACCTTGACCGTCCCGCGAGCCTGCGGGAGCTTGTTTCGTTTCGTTTGCATCTAGTAGTACTCCCTAAGTAACTGCTCTCGCGTTAGCGGTTGCGTTTGTGGTGCTGTGGAAATGACGTAACCGCCCGTGTTGACCTTGAGCGGTTTGTTAGAGGTAATGCCACGGCGCGAGGCATCGCGGGAAATGTCGCGTACTGCGTTTCCGTACGAGCGGCTACGCTCCTGCTTAATCTCGGCGTGGACACAGACGGCACGGTGTACGGCGGCCTTACGTGCGGCCCGCTTTGCTTGGCTAACTTCGCGTTGTGTTTGCATCGGTAAGAACTCCTAACGAGGTTACGCAAAATGACTCGTTGAGAATCACCTTGCGTAGCCGTGGCTACGGCCTCCAGTACGGAGGCGGCTAGGGTTCGTATATTGAATTGGTGCGTTCGGGAGGAGGAATTCCTGCGTGCGATACTTACCAATACGCCCGTCCGTTCAATGCGAGGACTATGTACTAGTCGGGCGTTGCTACCTTGCGTCCCATCGGCTCTACTCCCCTTTGGGTTTCTCGGTAGCGTCTATCTCGGCTTAGTTTTGCGTGCCAGCGTCGCACGTTTGTACTACCTTGCTGCTACTTCCTGGTTTGCTCCGCTGCGTGTTCCGCTGCGTTGGTATGAACTTTAGACGGGTACACCAACAATGTCAACACTTTTGTTCGCTGCCGTACATTCTTTCTGCACCCGCCCCGTCCCACCTGTTTCCGTGCTCGTTACAACTGGCAACACATTCAACAGGGACGAATTCTAACGATTCCCTTTGGTCTTACAAGTCCCCAGGCTCTCAAGTGTTGACAGACACCAAATGTACCGTAAATCCGCTCTAGCCCGCCCGGTAACGGTTTGCGCCGAAAACGCGGGCCTCACGGGTGCCTGCTTTTGAATCCATATGAACATTACGATTGTTCTTCTGTATCCGCTACATAAGAAACGTTCCATTTCTGTCCACGTGTCTATTTGAGGCGTCCGTTCTCCGCGCAACCCAAATACTGCGAAAATTATTGCTATCTGCGTCATTCGTACGTTTGCGCGTTTCGTTGTTACCTTGCGTCATATAGTTACGGCTGGCCTGCGGTAAAATATTCTCCTTAGACGTAACCAGATGCTCTCCTCCGGGAGCTAGCGTTAAGTGTGGCGCGCAGGGCCTCTTAGGTCTTAGAGCCTAACAACCGTTGACATACCTATATGTTGCGGGTACCCTCGCGGTGTCTGCAATATCTAACTACTACTGACATGCCTAACATCATTACTAAATACGCGCGGGACGGACGGCCTAGCTATCAGGCGGTGGTACGAGTAGACAAGACGCGGCCAGTCAAAAAGACATTCGGCACATACGAGGAGGCCGAGGAGTGGCGTACGGCCAAGGACGCGGAGATTAGGGCCTTACTAGTTACCCCTGCGTACGAGTACACCCTAGCCGAGGTCATAGAGGACTACACAGCACTACACCCTGCTACGGTGCGCCCGGAGCTTGTCGAGAGTCTGTCCCCTGCTATGGCGTTGCCCGTGGCCGCTGTTGGCGTGGAGTACATACGGGAATTATCCCAAGAGGACCTAGAAACAGTACAGGACATAATCGAGCACGCCCGTAGGTACATGGGCGTAATGGTCCCGGAAAATATCGTAGTTGCTCTGTGTGCAAAGAGAAAAGGATTGCCGTACAGGCCGATTACCGCTTGGGAAGAAACTACGCTTTTGGCAGGTGCAAAGGGCTTGGCTAATGATTGTTTGCAGGACGTGTTAATCCTCGCTTTAGACACGGCATTAGTTCAGCAAGAGATACTGGACCTCAAAGTTAATCAAGTTGACTTAGACTCCGGCATTATCCGCATGAGTCCTACACGCATTATCCCGCTCTCCACGAGAGCTAAAACTATATTAACTAGACGCAATGCCGATAATCACGGTACGATTTTCCACAACCTCCCCAAGAATACCGTACAGACCGCGTTCATTCGATTAAAGAACAAGCTCGGCTTTAACGGGCCGGATTTTAACGACATTCGAAAGATTGCAATTGTTCGCCTGGCCGAGAAAATGAATATTCACGAGCTAAAGGACCTCCTCGGGTACCAACGATATACGGCTTTAGAGTGGCTCATGGCGTTGCAGAGAGGCTGACCCTGGTACACCCGCTAACAGGCCCGGAGCAAGCCCACACAAGGCTCTCCGGGCTTTTAAGTTTCCGCTTACAAGTTGGTAGAGAGACTAGGAGAGAAGCGACCTCTTTAAACGCCCCGGTTGGTGCAAGGCCGATCGTTTGACTTCCTGAGGGATTATAGGGAGCAACCTATATTAAACCCTAGTAATTATATGGAGTTCCCAATGGTTACTAAGGTATTCCATACCCGCTTACGCGGTAATGCTGGAGTACAGCAACGTAAGAGAATTAGGATTAGGGATAAGTACACTTGCCAGCACTGCAATATAGCTGTCCGTGTAGGAGAAGTAGACCACATTATCCCATTAGAGTTAGGTGGTACGAATAATGATAATAATTTACACCTGCTCTGCTCTAGTTGTCACTTAAAGAAAACAGCTAAGGATAGAGGGTATAAAGTAACCACAGGTTCTAACCTAGATGGTACTCCTACTAATCCTGAACATCATTGGAACTAGACTATGGACACATGTAGCCTTATGGTGGTCTATGTGTTACTCGGTCTAGCTCTACTAGTTAGCTTGCTCCTACTAGGTATCTCTGTACTAGGCTACGTATCCCATATCAGGTCTAAGAGATACCGTAATCCCGGCCTGTGGTATTGGAAATAGTCCAGTGATTAATACAGTGGATTCTCAGTGTAGAAATACAGTGGTGTATCCAGTGGTTATAACAGGGAGTTCTCTATGGTTATTTGCATGATTGTAGGTCTAGGTATCCTTGGCCTATTGGTAGACCTATTGTCGGTAGATGATAGGAAGCGGATAGGCAGGAGATAGCATATCAATATCGGCCTGTCAATATCTATTTGTGGTGTAGGTATCACTCCGGCCCATATACCATAGGTTCTAGTGTTGTTTCAATATATTTCTGTGATATTCATTGAAATAATCTGAATCTGTTGTGATATACCAACGATTTCCGTGATTCTGTGGTGAAAATCCAACATGTGTTGTGATATACCAACAGTAGGCGGGGGTAGTTGAGAATTATTCGCATTTTCGGAGGGACACCGACCGTACAGAGTTGAAATAACCGTTTGTCCAAATTTTCTTCCCAATTTGAGGGCGGCCCTTGAGTAATCCCCTATTCCTAGGGAATCCAGCGCGAAAGCGTAGGAATCCTAACGCGTGCGAATACGAGCACATTGCAGGTACCGGCGTAACTATGGTTAGGCACGTTGCTAGCGGCGCGGAGTACCTCTTGGATACCGCAGACGCATTAAGGCTTGATTGGGTAACGTGGGGACCAAACGGGGACGGTTACGCGCAGGCAGGAGGCGGCAACCGCCCGCTATTGCACCGCGTAATCCTCGGCTATTCAGGCCCGGACGAGGTAGACCACATTAACGGGGACCGGACGGATAACCGTAAGGCTAATCTCCGCGTGGCGTCAAAGCTCACGAACCAGTACAACCGCAAACGGTGGAAACCCGGACTTAAGGGCGCGTACGCTCGCGGCAGTCGGTGGGTCTCCGCTATCAAACTCCCGGGCGACAAGCAACAAACCTACCTCGGCACGTTCGATACGGCGGAGGCAGCGCACGCGGCTTACGTGGCCGCAGCTAACGAACACTTCGGGGAGTACGCACGGGCCGCATAGCTCGCGCGTACGTAACGCGCACACGCGTAGCCCATATAATGAGGATTACTACATGGCACGCAGAAAAGCGGACTCTGTTACCCAGGCCGTAACGGCTACCCAAGCGGCTATTTCCGGCCCGATTCAACCCCCGGCCCATATTAAGCTCAGAGAGGGAGACCTCCCGTTTTGGGAGGCAATTATCCTAGCTCGGGCCGCGGATACGTGGAACACGGCGGATTTAACCCATGCGGCTAACTTAGCCCGTGCGCAATCCGATATTGTCCGGTTGCAGGCCGAGATTGATACGGAGGGCGATACCATCGTGTCCGCTCGAGGTCTCCCGGTGATTAACCCCAAGCACACCCTCGTAGAGACCCTCTCCCGCCGTGCGGTTTCGTTGTCTCGAGCACTGCACACCCACGCGGAGGCCACACAGGGCCGCTCGAGGGACGCCGGCAATAAGCAGGCACTAGAGGCGGGGCAGCGGGCCGCTGTAGGGGCTATGCGTGAGTCTGAGGACCATTCCCTTATCCCCGGCCTCACTCTCCAATGAGGGTACGGGAGCCTACTAGCCCCGGCCCACGAAAGCAGACAATCCCCCGGACACGCGGAGAGCGCGCAATTGAGTTCTGCGAGCGATACCTCCGCGTCCCCGAAGGGGCCCTGGTCGGGCAACCTATCCGTTTTGAGGAGTTCCAGCGGGAATTTATCCTCTCGATTTACGACAATCCGCACGGCACACGGCGGGCCTACCTCTCGATTGCACGTAAGAACGGCAAGAGCGCGGTTATCGCGTGTATTTTGCTCGTCCATCTAATCGGGCCTGAGGCCAAGCTCAACTCACAGATTGTCTCCGGCGCTATGTCCCGGGACCAAGCGGCACTAGTGTTTAACTTGGCCGCAAAGATGGTGCAGTTATCCCCGGACATTTCCCCGCTCATTAAGATTAACCCCTCGGGCAAGAAACTTACGGGCCTCCCGCTCAACGTTGAGTACAAGGCGTTGGCCGCAGAGGGTAAGACTACGCACGGCCTCTCCCCCGTCCTCGCTATCCTGGACGAGATTGGACAGATACGCGGGCCGCAGGATGACTTTATCGACGCGGTAACTACCGCGCAGGGCGCGCACTCCGAGCCCCTCCTTATCGCTATCTCCACGCAGGCCGCCACGGACGCGGACTTGCTCTCGATATGGCTCGATGATGCGCTCAAGGGTGAGGACCCGCACACGGTAGTACGGCTCTACGCGGCCCCGCCTGACGCGGACGTAATGGACCGCGAGGGGTGGAAAGCAGCTAACCCGGCTCTCGGGGTGTTCCGTAGCTTGCAGGACGTGGAGGACCAAGGGTTACGCGCGCAGCGTATGCCCTCGTCCGAAAACACGTTCCGTAACCTGATTCTCAATCAGCGCGTATCTACGGTCTCCCCGTTCGTGTCCCGCAACGTGTGGGAGTCTTGCCGTGGTGTCCCCGAACTACTCCCGGGCTCGCAAGTATTCGGCGGCCTGGACCTCTCGGCCCGCACCGACCTTACCGCGTTCGCTCTCATTGGCAAGCATGAGGGCCGATGGAACGCCCGCGTATGGTTTTGGACGCCCGAGGAGGGCCTACGAGACCGCGCCAAGCGGGACCGCTCCCCCTATGACCTATGGGCCGAGCAAGGTTTCCTACGTACTACCCCGGGCCGCACCGTGGATTACGAGTACGTAGCCCGGGACATTCTGGAGATATGCGAGGAGTACGCCGTACACAGCATTGCGTACGACCGTTGGCGAATTGACCTCCTCAAAAAGGAGTTTAAGGACCTCGGCATAGACGCGGATACGTCCCACAAGGACGGAGGCCGCCTCCCTCTCGTGCCACACGGCCAGGGCTACAAGGACATTTCCCCGGCCTTGGACCTTTTGGAGTCCGAATTGGTAAATGGGCGGGTTACTCACGATGGTTCCCCGCCTTTGACCATGTGCGCGTCCAACGCGATTGTCCAGAAAGACCCGAGCGGCAACAGAAAACTAGACAAGGCTAAGGCCACGGGCCGCATAGACGGCCTCGTAGCTCTAAC